AATTACTTGACCACTTAAAGTCTTTTAAAAATGGTTTAGGTATTGTTAGAGTTCGTTCAAAAGCATCAGCAGAAGTTTTAAGACTTAGTTTAGTTAATAGATTTCCTTATGCAAAGGTTTTTGTTGCAGTATCTGGTAACGGAAGTTCATCTATTGCTGAATCAATAAAAGATGCTAAGATACTATGTAAGAATAAAAGAGTTATACTAATAGTATGTCAATCGTTAAAAGCTGGTATTGACTTAGGAGATGCGAAAGAATGTATTAGATTTATTGTAGAGACTTATAAGACCTGTGCATCTGTATCTCAAGGATTGGTAGGTAGAATATGTGGTTACCACAATAATACATCTTGTTTATTTGTAGCAGACCCAGAAGCTATGGCTTTACAATCTGCTTATGAGAATGACCATAGAGTTGTTAATGAAGAATTTTTATCTAATTGTTTCTCTGAAAACTCAAAAAGATTAGGTACTAACTTTTCATTTAAGAGTAAGTTTAATACCAAGAGTGAATATTATTATGGAGGTAGTGCTTATAAAGTTAGTTCAATATCAGAACTTAAAAGCGAATGGTTTGCTGGTTATAATGACAGATACCTTGACAAATTAGCTAAACTTATGACTAAGATTAAAGATAGTAATGGTCAATATATTTTAAAGTCATCAGACTATCCTGAGAATACAGATAGAATAAATACTATACAAAGTGAGAAATTTAAGCATAGAAAACAATTTGATTTTTATGTAGGTAAAATGAGTGATAGAATTAACTTTACATCTATATTCCATAGGTTTGCTAATACCTCAGAAGGTAGAAGAAGAGGTGGTTTAAAGGGTGGTGAGTCTAATAAAGATTATGCTAAAGCAATAAAAGTTGGTATTTTGTATGATAATAACGACAAAATGTTTTATATTGCAGTCAGAGATTTACAAATGACAAAGAGACAACTTAACTTAAATATTACTAATAAAACTATTTTTAACCCATTAAATGTATAATTATGAGATTTAAAGAGATTACAGTAGAACTAATAGAGCAGTACTTAGATGGAGTACTGCACGGAGATGAGGAGCATAGAGAGTGGCTTACAGAAGCTACCTACGCATTCTTTGCAGAAGACAAGCCAATACCATCTCCTAGAGGCTCAGGAACTAAAGATAGGCTCTATAAAGAGATAGAAACACTTAGATTAAGAATAAAAGAATTAGAGCAATGAAAGAACTAATAGAAACACTACAAAAGATTGACACAGATTTTTATAACGGAGGTATTACCTTTGGTCAAAAGTATGACCTTATAAATGCTATCGAAGAAGTATTAAGAAACCAAGAATTTATTAAATAGAAGTTATGACAGAAGAACTAAAGAATAGGATATTATCAATAAGACCAGAATACTCAAGTAACAGTAATTCTATGCACCCACTTCCTGATGAGATTTCATTATACTATCAAGAGGATGATTACTTAATAGATTTAAGTTTAGATATACACGATGTGTTAAATACAGAGGTTATGAAAGATGAGGAGGATTGTGAGTTATCAGATGCAGATGTTACTTTTATCTGTGGTTACCTATCTGGATTATTGCATTACGAAATAGAGCTTACTAAGAACTATTATGAGGCAGAACGTAACGAGCAAGGTAATTACTATTATTATACTTAAAAAACAATAGAAATGTTAGATAAAATATTAGAATACTTTCCTGAAGAAGATTTACTAAAAGCTGATGGCTTTGATGATGCTATAATTGGGTTAGACAACAGTAGTATGAGGTTAATATATTCAAAGAATACTTGTATAGAGATACTTATTTCAGACGGTATGACAGAGGAGGATGCTTTAGAGTATTTTGAGTACAATGTTAGTTCAGCTTGGGTTGGAGATATGACACCTATTTGGTGCTTAGATGATTTGTAAAAAACAAAATAACAACACTTTAGTTATCATAATATGAGTAATTCACAAGAGATTAAGCCAACAGATGGTAGAAAAGGGAATTGTAGAAAGAAATCTATTCCGAAGCTACCTGTACCAGAAAAAGAGAGGTCTAATAAACCTGCAATGAATACTGCAAAGAAGAATAGAAAGAAGCAGTATGCTAAGAAAGCTATTAAGAACGTATTTGGGAGCGAAGTAAACGCTTTTGAGAGTTTAGCTAAGAAAGCAGAAGAAGGTAGCTATAATCATATGAAATTGCTTATGGATTTTGCTTATGGAGATGATAAAGAAGAGGTTTCTAATAAAGTTCAAGCACCTACTATTAATTTCTTTGGAGATAGTATTGAAGGTAAGAAAATTAAAGATAAGATTATAGACGTAACACCAAAAGATGAATAATATAAATATACACGAGAAATATATACCTATTTTCAAGAACGAAGGTAGGTATTTTGTTGTTACAGGAGGTAGGGGTAGTGGTAAATCATTTGGTATAAATGTATTCTTACTTAACTTAACCTATGAATCAGGACATAAGATACTGTTCTCACGTTACACTATGATTTCAGCACATACATCCATTATTCCTGAATTTATTGAGAAGATTAACTTAATGGGAGTTCACGATGACTTTAGGATAACTAAAGATGAGATTATGAACCTAAAGACAGGTAGCTCTATTATATTTAAAGGTATTAGAACATCCTCAGGTAATCAGACTGCAGCACTTAAATCCTTGAATGGTATAACTACATTTGTAGTTGATGAAGCAGAAGAACTTGTAGATGAAAGTGTTTTTGATAAGATTGATTTCTCTATACGTTCACAAACTAAACAGAATAGAGTTATTCTTATATTAAATCCAACAACTAAAGAGCATTGGATATATCAAAGATTCTTTCAGAACGAAAACGTATTGGCAGCATCTAATATGGTTAAGGGAGATGTTACTTATGTCCATACAACTTACAAAGACAATAAGACAAACTTATCTGAATCATTCTTAGGTAGGATATATGAAATGAAACGTAAGAGACCAGATAAGTATCAACACCAAATATTAGGAGGTTGGCTTGAGAAAGCTGAAGGTACTATTATAAGAAAATGGAGAGTAGGAGACTTTATTCCTACAGAACTTACTTGCTATGGTCAAGATTTTGGATTTTCAGCCGATTTAACGACACTTGTGAAGATTTCGGTAGATAAGAACGCAAGAAAGGTTTGGGTTAAGGAAATCTACGGAAAACCTAATCTAAACACATCTGAGATAGCAGGTATGAATAAACGAGAGTGTGGTATGGATTTAATTATATGTGATAATAGTGAACCACGTTTAATATCAGAGATGAAAACATTGGGTCTTAACATAAAGCCTACAATTAAGAAGAAAGGTAGTATATTATCAGGTATTGCTCTTATGCAAGATTATGAGATAGTAGTTGATAGAGGTTCTCACGGCATAATAAGAGAGCTAAACAACTATGTATGGAAAGATAAGGGTGAAGCTCCAATAGATAAGTTTAATCACTTTATAGATGCTATTAGATACGGAATGATGTATTTAATACAGGGGGTAAACTCTGGAGTTTATGTGATAAGATAATAATAAAATGTTTAATATGAAGGGGGTCAATTAATTTTGTCTCCCTTTTTTTGTTTAATATGATGGGGTATGTTTAATATAATGGGGTAACCTTATGTTTAATATAATGGGGTGCAATTCATTATTATTCATACCAAAATTTAGTAGTAGATTTATTTTGTTATATGAAAAAATTGTTGTAGACGTATGCACGTGTTTCCTTATTAAGTTATGTTACAAATTTACAATAGTGTTAAAAGATGGCAATTCATAAAAAAAGTTAAATTGCAAAGTTTTTTATTTTTTTTGTTGTGTAATTAAAAATAAAGTGTATATTTGCCTCAGATAGCAATTAAGTTATCTATTAAAACTAAATAATATGAATATAAACATCCTTAAAGCAGTACAAATCTACACTACTAAAAAAGATTTTATTGTCTACACTATTAAAGACAATACTATTGATAAAATGATTCTTACAAATGATTTGACCAGGCATAGAAAAAAGTTTGGCATTAATAGTGAGTTTCTGCTGACTGATATAGTAAAAAAACAATTAAGAATAATTAATATAAATTTATAACGATATGAAATTGACAATAACAAAAGGTAATTTTTTAGATTTCTATTTCAATTACGGACAAGATTGTGAACTAAAAGAAATTAGATTCGATTTGGCTGATGACATTATAAAAATTCTTTACGATAAAGATAATGCGACAATATCAGTACAAAGTATATTTGACCAATGCAACAAAGATTCTATCAGAGGTTTTTATTGTGAGCAGTTAACCGATAATATAGAACAAGAAATAGGGGATATATTTTCCAACTATGAAATAGAATTAATATAAATTTATAATAATATGAATCAATTTAAAATAGGGCAAAGAATAACTTTTAAAAGCCCTACGAGATGCGGAAATTTTAAAGCAACAAGAATAATAAACGGAACTTTTAACGGTCTACCTACTGTTAGGTTCAACGGATGGGGTGCTTTTATAATAAAAGAAAATGAAATAATTAATATAACAAAAGAATAACTAAGATATGACCACAATTAACTATAATGAATTTCTATTCTACAATTTAACGCAGTTAGCAGACACAACACACCCCTTAAAGGAGTTACCCTATGACGATGCCTTTCCATCCATTAAAGGTTATTATAAAGAGTTTTATGAGTCTAAATATAATAACGAATCAATCCATAGCGAATACGATTCAATTACTAACTTTTTAGAATGGTATTAAAAACAAAGAAAGCCTTTAACGAGGCTTTTTTTTTGCTTTATGTTTAATATAATGGGGTGCGTTTAATATGGGGGGGTGTTTAATATGATACCCTATGTTTAATATGAGGGGGTATGTTTAATATGAGGGGGTCAGAAAATCGTTGTTTAGAATGATTCTTAATAAGGAGAATATAGGGTAGGACGGAGTCTACTCTTCCGAACTTTTCAGTCCAGGCCCGTACCCGTCTTAGTACGATGTAAAGGTAAAACAATTTTTTGGTTCTGACAAACATTTTTTTATTTTTTTTGTTATTTATTTTTATTCTAAATTAGTAATTTTATTTGTGTATTTTAAAAAATTATTGTAGACGCACATATGCGTTCCTTTATTAAAAAATTTTGTACCTTAATTTTGACGGGTCCAGGTTCTACAAATTTAAAACATAGTAGTAATAGTATAAAGCATAGAAAATTTATTTTTGTTACATTTTTTTTGTTTTTTTGTTGTTTATTAAAATAATTGTTTTATATTTGCTGAAAGGGAAATAAAACCCTTGTATAATTTTAACCTAAAACACTGAAAATGAGCAAATTAACTAAAAAAGATTTAACTAACAGAATCAAGTTTCAAACAAAACATAGTTCGGACATTATTTTCACTTTACACCTTGATGGTGAAAATAATAGCT